CTTACAGCTATTGACCTGTAGCGTCTAATCCATTCTAAGGCACTCAGCGCTGTTCTAAGCGCTTCTTTTACCCCTACCCTATACCTTGGCATAGCCTAAGCTTCAATCTATCCACCAGTGGACTCTGACGCAATCTGAGCCACTATCTAACACCATACCCTTGCCCTATGATCCAATGAGGCATAGCCAGTGTTATCTCTAGGGCATTATCTGAGGTCTATCCAGGCCTATCTATCAGGCCTATTCAATGTCGTCTTAAACAGTCTTTAAAGCGCGCTTAATAATTGCCTAAATTATTGACGCTAATAATGTTCTCTAAAGGCCTTTAAAGTAGACAATAAATAATACTTTGCACACTTCATAAAACTTTAAAGGGTTAACCATGTCTTTTTACACTTAAAATAACTTTATGAATGGTGCCGGTAAACTTTAAAAGTCTGTAAAGTCTTTTGATGTAAGTTATTGTTTTATAAAAGGATCGCGTGAAGTCTTCTGAGGCCCCTCGGAGGAGCCCCGTCCCCCGGAGCCCCCATATATGCACAATCTCCTACATTTTACAGAGCTTTTCAATGTTAAGTACAACAAAAAGGTTTGATCGGGTCTAAATAGATCTAATAGAGGAGGCTCCCTAATAGGCAGTCAAAATAGTTTCAGGCTCCTATACTATTCACCCTTGGCGGGTTAGCTCTATTATAGAGTCGAAATTAACTTTTGTCAAGACCTATTGACAAATTCTCCACAGACCTTATAATAAACCTATGACAAATTTACCTACAACACGAGTTTTAACCGAAAAACAACAAAGCTTCCTTGATAATCTCTTAGAGACTCAGGGAGATTTAAAGCTATCTGCGGAACTTGCAGGATACTCAGGAAATCACTACCAAGTAATACAAAGTCTTAAAAATGAAATAGTGGATTTAGCCTCGGACGTACTTGCAAGGGAAGCACCTTCTGCTGCATTTAAACTCATCGAGATGATGAAGAACGCAAATGCAGTCCCACAAGCTAATATCAAGTTACAGGCCGCACAGACGATTCTGGATCGGGTAGGTATTGCCAAAAAAGAACGATTGGATGTTAACCATAATGTTACTAATAGTATTTTTATACTTCCAGAGAAAAAAACAATTGATCTGGATGTAGAAGAAGGCGAATATACTGAAGTTTCTGTCCATGAATAAACCTGATATTCCTTCAAATTACATAAAAAAGAAGAGTTCAACAATCCCTTTCGGCTATAAAACCTGTGAAATAGAAGGCTGGTTAGCTCCTATACAAGATGAATTAGCTGTTTTACATAAATATCTCCTTAGAATTATCAATAAGAAAGTATCTCTCAGGGATGCTTCGCTATTAATTGAGCAGGAGAGTGGACGTAAAATAAGTCATGTTGCACTTAAAGGTTATATAGATAAACCTTTATGGGAATTATTTCCAGATCAGTTTAAAACTAATAAAGATGGTTCTTTTATTTGTAATAGTAAAGGAATACCTGTAAAGAAAGGAGGTAGACCCAAAGGATCTAAATCCTCTTATACCTATTCAGCAGAACATAGAAGAAAACTGGAACTTAAAAGAAAGAAAACAAAGATCCAAAAAGACAGGAAAGTTATAGAAGATAAAGCAAGAAAGATTAAAAAAGAAGAAGAATTATTAGTTAAGGTTACTTCAGATTCAAAAGAAGGAAAAATAGTTACAGATACAGATCTTCAGTTAACAACCCCTTCTGTTCAGGAAAGGCTTAAAGATGCTAAAGTTCTGTTCCACCCGAATGAAGGACCACAGACAGACTTCTTGGCTGCATCAGAAAAGGATGTACTTTACGGAGGTGCAGCGGGAGGAGGTAAGAGTTTTGCAATGCTGGTTGATCCTTTACGATATTGTCATCGTAAGGCTCATCGTGCTTTGATTTTAAGAAGGTCTATGCCTGAACTAAGGGAGTTGATTGATAAATCCAGAGAACTTTATCCACAAGCCTTTCAAGGTTCTAAATTCAGGGAAGTTGAAAAGGTATGGAATTTTCCCAGTGGAGCCAAGATAGAATTCGGGTTCCTTGAAAGGGATGCAGATGTTTACCGTTACCAAGGTCAATCCTATTCTTGGATTGGGTTCGATGAAATAACTCATCTTCCTACAGAGTTTTCTTGGAATTATCTGGCTTCAAGGTTACGAACAACTGATTCTGAAATAAAGACTTATTTACGTTGTACTGCAAACCCCGGAGGTGTTGGCGCACATTGGGTAAAGAAAAGATATATAGATCCTATTGAAATCAATACTAGTTTTTTAGGTAAAGATGGATTAACCCGTAAATTTATTCCTGCTAAATTAGCTGATAATCCTTATCTGGCAAAAGATGGTGCATATGAAGTTATGTTGAAGTCTTTGCCTCCTACACAACGTAGACAATTACTGGAAGGTAATTGGGATGTTGCAGAAGGAGCAGCTTTTACGGAATTTGATTATGATGTTCATGTTATTACTCCTTTTGAGATTCCAATAGGATGGGAAAGAGTTAAAGGAGTTGACTATGGATATGCTTCAGAAAGTTGCTGTTTATGGGGAACTTTAGATGTTAATGATGGAACTTTAATTATTTATCGAGAATTATATCAAAAAGGCTTGACAGGAGAAGAATTAGCCCGTATAATATCTATTAGGGAAGTTGAAGATCCGTTTTCTGTAGCTGGTGTATTAGATACTTCAGCATGGGCAAAAACTGGTGCAACTGGCCCGACAGTTGGTGAGTCTTTATTAAAGGCTGGTCATAAAGTACGTAGGGCTGATAGAAACAGGATACAGGGTAAAATTCAGGTACATCAATATCTTAAAATAAGAGATAATGGTAGACCTAATTTACAAATTTTTAATACGTGTCCAAATTTGATACGGGAACTTCAAAGTATTCCCTTATCTAAAACAAATCCAGAAGATGTGGACACTCATGCTTCTGACCATGCTTATGATGCTTTACGTTATTTGATAATGAGTAGACCACGAATGGTAAGTCCATTCGATAGAATACGAGATTTAAAAAGAACAATATATGAACCAGCAGATAGTGAGTTTGGATATTAAAATATGGCAGAACAAAATAACACATTTTTAAATGCAAATAACATTTATGAAGATGTAGAAGGTGAAGTTGGAAAAACTTTATCTTTAGAAGCTAATCAGAAAACAAATCTGGTTGGTATTATTACTTCAAGATTTGCAATAGCAGAAGATGCTCGCTCATCTGATGAAAAGAGATGGTTATCTTCTTATTCCAATTATAGAGGTCTTTATAAAAGAAATATACGTTTTAGAGACTCTGAAAAATCCAGAATATTTGTAAAGATAACTAAGACTAAAGTATTGGCTGCTTTTGGTCAATTAGTAGATGTTATTTTTGGAACTGGTAAATTCCCGATTGGTATTAATGAAACTAAAATACCAGAAGGTGAAAGGGAAGATGCTCATTTAGATAATCAAAATCCGAATCCTGATCTTGAAACTCCTGATAATATAGGAAACAGACTAGAAGATGAGGTTATTAATCCTTATGATGTAGGTTATGAAGGAGATGGAAGGGTTTTAACAGTGGGTGCAACTTTAGGTGTTGGAGGTTTTGAAGATACTATCGAGGATCAGGCTGAAGAAGCAGGATTACTTAAAGAAGGTTTAAGTCCTAATCCACAGGTTTTAGAAGTATCTCCTGCACAAAAAGCAGCTAGACGGATGGAAAAACTAATACATGACCAGATAGAAGAATCTAAAGGTTCTTCTGAAATAAGGAATTCTCTTTTAGAAGCTGCTTTACTAGGTACTGGAATTATTAAAGGCCCATTTAATTTTAATAAAAGATTAAATAAATGGGATAAAGGTGAAGAAGGTGAACGAATATATTCACCATTAGATGTAAGAGTACCACGAATTGAGTTTGTAAGTTGTTGGGATTTCTATCCAGATCCTCAAGCTACGAATATAGATGAGTGTGAATATATTATTCATAGGCATAAAATGAATCGTAGCCAGCTTAGACAGCTTAAAAATATGCCTTATTTTAATGAGGATGTAATTAGAGAATGTCTTAAAGAAGGCCCAAATTATATTGAAAAAGGATTTGAGGGTCAGTTAAAAGATAATATTTCAAAATCAGAAGATACTTATAATTCTAATTTTGAAGTATTAGAATACTGGGGCATCATGGATGCTGAATATGCCAGAGAAGTAGGAATTGAATTATCAGAGGATATAGATGATTTAGACGAAGTACAGATTAATGCGTGGATATGTGGTAATATGCTTTTAAGGGCTGTTATCAATCCGTTTACTCCTTATCGTATACCTTATCATTCTTTCCCTTATGAAAAAAATCCTTATAATTTCTTTGGTATAGGAGTTGCTGAAAATATGAATGATTCCCAACAGATTATGAATGGTCATGCAAGAATGGCTATTGATAATCTGGCTTTAGCGGGTTCGTTAGTTTTTGATATTGATGAATCTGCGCTAGTCGGTGGACAATCAATGGAAATATATCCGGGCAAAATATTCAGGAGACAAGCTGGACAGCCCGGACAATCTATTCATGGATTAAAGTTTCCAAATACTGCACCTGAAAACATGATGATGTTTGACAGGTTCAGACAGCTTGCAGATGAACAAACAGGTATTCCCAGTTATAGTCACGGACAAACGGGAGTACAAAGTATGACACGAACTGCATCTGGTATGTCAATGTTACTGGGTGCAGCTAGTTTGAATGTAAAAACAGTTGTCAAAAACCTTGATGACTTTTTATTAAGACCACTTGGAGAATCATATTTCCAATGGAATATGCAGTTCTTTGAAGGTAATCTGGATGTGATAGGTGATTTAGAAGTTAAAGCTACAGGTACAAATAGCTTGATGCAAAAGGAAGTTAGAAGTCAACGATTAACAGCATTTTTACAAACAGTACAAAATCCTGCCGTTGCTCCTTTTGTCAAGATGTCTAAACTTATTAGTGAACTTGCTTATAGTCTAGACCTTGATCCAGATGAAATTCTGAATGATCCTGAAGAGGCTGCGATTATGGCACAAATTATAGGAATGCAAAATGCTGGACAAACAACTGGCGAAGAAGCTGGCCCCCTTGGTACACAACAAGGAGCTATGGTCAGTCCTGAAGGAATACCTCAACAACCTCAAGACCTTGGAGTTACAGGCACTGGCGGTGGCAACATCGGAACAGGAAATGTTCCGCTTCCAGGGGAGACTGCATTCTCTGGTACGCCTAGAGCAACTGGAGGGACAGGTGAAGGAAGCCCTGTCTAGAAAAGATGAAGTATAAAGGTTTAAAATATGAAGGGCTTTTCTGGTGTAGAGAACGTAAAGATTACTTCAATTGGAAAGATTATATAAATTATTATAAAGAGAAATCAAATGGCTAAAAAGAAAAAAGAAGCAACTGGATTACTTGTAGCTGTGTCTCCCATAACTATAAAAGAAAGAGAAACAAAGTATGGAGGAGGTTTATTAGATTCTGATAGACAACAATATCAGGAAGGTGATGAAGTAGTAGACCCGTGGACCGAGGAAGACAAGCGAAGATGGACAGAAGAAGGAGGAGAAGGAATAAATGATCCTGTGAATTGGACCGAAGCAGAAATACAACAACGCGAAAGAGTAGATGAAACTCAAGCTAGTTATCAACAATTATTACTTAAAAATGCAGAAGCATTAGCAGCGAGTTCTAAATTTGATGAGCCTCGTAATTATGGATTATTTGGAAGAGGTAGAGCTAGGAACTCTCGACTGGAAGAGTATTTTAATGAAGCTTTTAAAAATCATTTAAATACTGCAACTTGGGCTGGAACAACTCTTCCTCATTCAACCGCACAAGAAGGATTAGCTGAAGTTAGAAATATGGCAAAACAAATTATAGAAGAAAGGGAAGCACTAAAAGAAGCTTTTATTCAGGAGCATGGTCAAGAGGCTTTTGATCGACTAGTGGATAAACCATTAGGTCAACAATTAAGAGACGATGTTAGGAGTATATGGAGATCTGTTACTAATCGGAGTAGAGAAGAAAAACAAAGTGGAGGACTACTCATGTCCGATAGACAGCAATACCAAGAAGCTGGCCCTGTAATGCCTCTTCCTGAAGAGACTGAAGAACCCATAGTTCCAGAACCAATTATAGCTTCAGAAGAAGCTGTACCGCCTGAAAAAGGTGCTGTACCTTCTGAAGAAGGTAAGGTAGTTCCAGACGAACAAATGGAAGATGAATATTTAGATTTTGTAATTTCACAGTCTCTTGATGAAGAAGAAGAAACATATTTAATGGATACATTAGAAGCTGATCCAAAACTTAGTATGATATTTGATAAAATAATGGATACAGCTACAGAATTTGCAGGATCTGGTCCCGTTGAGGGTCCGGGTACTGAAGTCTCCGATTCGATACCCGCAAGGTTATCGGATGGAGAGTTTGTTATGACTGCGAAAGCTGCTGATGAAATTGGCCCTGATAATCTTCAGGGTATGATGTCAGATGCAGAACTTAGAGCAGATCAGAGACAAGCAGCGCAAGAAGGAGGATTAATCCGACCAGACTTTGAAGAAGAAACTGATGAATTAGGTCGTCCTATTAATCAGGAAATTCGGAAAGGAATGTTAGGAATTAATCCACGATTGCAAGCAACGGGATAAAGCCACCCTAAACTAGTCCAAAGGACTACCATAGGCACTTTATCAATTTAAAAGTAAACCGAAAGGCTACCTTTACAAGACAAGCCCTGCTTATTTTGGCCTTTAAGCAGCCACCTTTGTTAAGAAAGCCCTGAGTAGGAGAATAGAAAATGACTGACAATATTGAAAGAGAGGAACAAGCAAACCCATATAATCAAAAAAAATCTTGGCATGACGGCAAGGAAACTACCTTTGTATCAGCAGATAATGCTTATTTTGAAGATCCTTCAACTAAAACTGAAGAGTCTGAAGAAGAGAAAACTCCTAAAACTAAACAGGCTCGTCCTTATAAACGACCTGATTATAAAAAGCGTTATGACGATCTAAAGTCACATTATGATAGAAAGCTAAATGAATTCAAGTCTAGAGAACAAGAGCTAATGGAAGAAGCTACTAAAAGTAGACCAGACTATAAAGCTCCTAAAACTCCAGAAGAACTTGCAGCATTTAAGAAACAATATCCTGATGTCTTTGAAGTAGTAGAAACTGTTGCTCATATGCAAAGTGAGGAAAAGGCAAAAGTTCTAGAAGAACGTCTTTCAACCTTACAAGAGCGAGAAACAGAACTAGTACGAAAAGATGCTGAAAAAAGATTGAGAAATAATCATCCTGATTTTGATGATATCAGAAATAGTGATGATTTCCATTCGTGGGCAAAAGCACAACCAGAATCTCTCCAGAAATGGATATATAATAATTCTGGTGATGCTGATCTTGCTAGTCGAGCTTTAGATTTATTTAAGAAAGATATAGGTATGAGTTCTTCTCCAAAGAAAAGAAAGTCAAATTCTAAAAAGTCCAGAAAGTCTGCTGCGGATATGGTATCAACCAAAACAACATCCGTTGATCCAAAGCAGAATAAAATCTGGACGGAAAGGGAAATTGCTGCAATGTCCATAGATCAGTTTGATCAATATGAAGATCAAATTAATCAAGCTATAAGCGAGGGCAGAGTAGTAAAATAATTTTAATTTGATTCGGAGGATATCAAAATGGCATACAATCAATCTGATCAGTATTTTGAGCCTAGCACAGATACTGATGCCAACTTTGCTAACTCCGTAAGTACGCAAGCAAATTCGTTTTTCCTTCCGGCAGTCTTCTCTAAAAAGGTACTTAACTTCTTTAGAAAGGCTTCGGTAGCTCAAGCGATTACTAACACCGACTATGCTGGTGAAATTGCGAACTTCGGAGATTCAGTAAAGATTATTAAAGAACCTTCCATCACAGTATATCAGTACGAACGTGGAAAAGACGTAACTCAAACAAAGCTAACTGACGCAGAAGTTACACTTGTTGTTGACACAGCGAATGCCTTTAAGTTCAAAGTGGATGATATTGAATCTTCAATGTCCCATGTGAACTGGCGGGAAGTAGCTTCGTCTTCAGCAGCCTATGCGATTAAAGATGCTTTTGACGAGGGCGTTATTGCTGCCATGTTTGCAGGAGTAGCCTCATCTAGCCCGAACCATATATTAGGTTCGGATAATGCGACTGATCTTGCTGCTGGTACATTTGATGGCACAGGTAATCTCGATATCGGTTTTGATTCGTCAGAACATGATCCTTTAGATGTTTTGGGGCGCATGGCCCGTCTATTAGACGACCAGAGTGTTCCAGAAGAGGGACGCTTTTTCTTAGCTGGCCCTGATTTCTATGAGGTTCTGTCTGGCACAGCATCGAAACTGCTATCTTCAGATTACAATGCTGGTCAAGGTTCTATCAGGAATGGTCTTGTAACTTCTGGTAAGATCCGTGGATTTAATATGTACAAGTCGAATAACATTGCAAGCACATCTAATGCTGCTGGTAAATGTATCTCTGGTCATATTTCGTCTACGGCAACGGCCCAGACGATTACTAGTACTGAAGTTTTGCGTGATCCCGATTCGTTTGGTGATATTGTACGAGGTCTTCATGTTTATGGAGCCAAAGTACTTCACGACAACGCATTGGTTTCTGCATTCTATGGTATTGACTAATCTTAAGTGGATTAGGGAGTCTGAAAAGGCTCCCTTTTCCTTTTTATATAATTAAATAATGGAGAAAAATTATGGCAAGTCCAGTTATTGAAATAAGAGATACAGGACGTAATTCATCGAGGACAGGAGATGTTCGTGCTCTTTCAGATAATGTGGTTGCTTCTTGGACCTCAACAACGACAGGTACAATTGCAGTTACCGCAGGTGAAAACTACGATGTTTCATTTACTCAACCAGCAGATACGATTATTCGTAATCTAATCGCTATTCCAGCAGGAAATATTGTTACAGCAGGAGCTTCTGGTGATGATGTAGACTTTTCGTTAGGAACATCTTCAGGTGGTACTCAGATTATTGCAACGGAAGCTATTCTGGATGATGGTGGTTCTGCGGTTACTTGGACAGCGAATGCGCCTTTGTATCTTATCCAAGATTCACATGGTCATGCAGCTAATCAATTCGTTAGTACAGCAACTACAGCGGGAGTTGTAGGTGGTCCTGCAACTTCTGAAGCTATTGTTATTGCAGCAACATTGTATACTGCATCTGAGCGTACACTTTATGCACGATTAACGCCTTTGGCAAATAATCTAGCTACTGCTGCGACAACAGTTACTTACTTAGTTGAGTTCTTACACTTAGGCGTATTACCAGACTAAGATCATGCCACAGTTAGGTAGTGATAAACATCCTATCATTATGAATAGCTCTGGTAAAAAAAGTACTAGGGTCTTAGGACTATTGGGTAGGGTTTATGCTGGAAAAAGCAAAGAGAACTTTAATAAAAACTATGATCGTGTATTCGGTAAAAAAGTAGGAGAGAAAAATGCCTGAATTAAAATATGGTAGTGTAGTTCACTATGAAAATATTGAAGATATGGAAGGCTATTACGAAAACTCTGAAGATAATCAGAATCGTGATGCTGATAAAAAGCAGGATATTAAGACTGATAATAAAGATTCAGACTAATGGCAACGACATATCTTACATTAACTAATGAGGTCTTACGAGAGCTTAATGAAGTTCAGTTGACTTCATCTAATTTTTCTAGTGCAACTGGAATTCAAGCCTTTGTACAGGAAGCTATTAACAGATCTTTAAATGATATTGCGAATGAAGAACCGCAATTGCCTTTCTTTGCCTCTGCTGCCAGTGGAGGCACTGATCCTTTTTATGGAAATGTTACAGTAGCTTCAGTAGCAGGAACCAGATGGTACTTATTAAAATCAGGTAGTTCTAGTATTACTACAGATTATTCTTCTGTAGACTGGGATGATTTCTATATTACTACTATTAGTGTAAGTGGTGAAGCAGCTCCTTATGTTTCCAGAGGTTTAAAATTTATAACTCTTACAGATTGGCGTAGGTATTTAAGGGATTCAGAAAATGCAGATGACGCAGACACACAAGTATATGGCGAGCCTCGCTATGTCATTCGTAGTCCCGATCATCGTAAATTCGGACTTAGTCCAATACCTGATAAGGTATATAATATCCACTTTTATGCTTATACCATTCCTACAGCCCTTTCTGCACACGGCGATGCTATTGTTTTGCCTGACCAGTATGCTCCAATTATTACAGCTAAAACGAGATATTATGTTCATCAGTTCAAAGATAATTTACAGCAAGCAGCTTTTGCGTTGGATGATTATAAAAAAGGTATGAAGTATATGAAATCTAATTTAATTAATCCTCAACCAAAAGCAATGACAGATGACAGGACTTACTTCTAATGGGAGCTAGTCAACCTTTTTCTGTTCCACTAGGCGGTGGACTAAATAAATCTACTAATTCTATTGAACTTCTTAAAACTCCGGGGATGGCAACAAAGCTTAGAAACTTTGAGCCAGCTATTGAAGGTGGATATAGGCGTATTAATGGATATTCACAATTAGGAGATGGCACAAGACCTAATAGTTCAAATGATATTATAGGACTTCATGTTTATGCTGATGGTGTTATAGCTTGTGCTGGAACTAATATTTATTTTAGCCTAGATGGAGATAGCTGGTTACAAATAAATAGAGCGAGTGTAGCTGGTGGTGGAGATGATTATAGCACCTTTACAGGTCGTAGTACTTCAGCAAGAACATCACAGAGTACAGCACATTTTGCAACCTATAAAGGTAATACTATTTATGGTGAGCTTGTAATCACAGACGAAAGTTCTGGAACAAAGCCTTATTTATTCAAAATGACAGGTACTGGAGCATTAAGTGGTAGAACTTATTTTGGAGAACTAATAACTGTAAGCGGTACTCATTATCCTAAATTCTGTATTATACATGATCATCATTTAGTAGTTGCTGGCGCAGCTACTGCTTTGAATACTATATATTATAGTGGTACAGATGATATTAATGATTTCACATCTAGTGGTTCTGGTTCAATCGTACTGGATGATCAAGTAGTCGGTTTAAAGAATTTCCGTGGAGAATTATTTATATTTTGCAGGAATTCAATATATAAGTTACAAAATATAAATGATTCCGACAGTATTGTAGTAACTCCAGTTACAAAAAATGTTGGTTGTGTGGATGGGAATACTATTCAGGAGATGGCAGGAGATCTAATCTTCTTGGCTCCTGATGGATTCAGAACAATCGCTGGTACTGCACGAATTGGCGATATTGAACTAGGAACAATTAGTAAAGCTATTCAGCCTATTGTAAACGATATAGTTGCAGCATCTAATACATATGATTTCAGTAGTGTAGTAATACGATCTAAATCACAGTATCGTATGTACTATAGTACTTCATCAGGAGTAATAGCTAATTCATATGGTATTATAGGAACACTCAGACAAAATGGGTTTGAATGGTCTGAAACTGTAGGCATTATTGCTCCGTCTGTTGCATCAGGATTTAACTATGCAGGAATTGAAAAGTTTTATCATGGTGATAGAGATGGATATGTTTATAATCACGATACAGGAGATTCATTCAATCCAGCAGGAACTGCAACCAATATTGTAGCAGAATACCAATCTCCAGATTTTGATTATGGAGACTTGGGAACCTTAAAAACCTTGGATCATATTAAAATATCATTCACACCGGAAGGAGATATACAACCGACCTTACGAATAAGATATGATTATGGTTCCATAGATTTACCACAACCAGACGATATTACACTAGATTCAATACCTTCTCCTGCTATTTTCGGATCAGCAGTATTTAATAGTCAAAAATTTGGAGCAGGAGAACAGCCACTTGTTAGACAAAGTTTAACTGGAAGTGGACATAGTAACTTTTTTAGAATATATAGTGATGATACAAATCCACCTTATATTATTAACGGCCTTTATATTAATTATAGACCTTCAGGAAGATTATAATGGGAACAACTTATACAAGACAAAGTTCATTTAGTGATGGCGATACAATTACAGCCGCATTATTTAATAATGAATATGATCAATTATTAAACGCTTTTGCATACGCATCAAGCGGAACAACAGGCCATCAACATGACGGAACAGCAGCAGAAGGAGGAAACATCCATACAATCGGAGATCAAGACTTCCTTAATAAGATTGTTGCTGATAGTACTAATAATCGTTGGGGAGTTTTTGTAGAAGTATCCTCATCTGCTGTTGAACAAATAAGAATTCAAGATGGAGCTATTGTACCTGTAACAGATAATGATATAGACTTAGGAACAAGCTCACTTGAATTTAAAGATGCCTACTTTGATGGCACAGTTACAACGGATGCACTAACAGTATCAAGTACTACAAATTTAGACGGAGCTATACAACTAGACAATACTCTTACGGCTGGAGTAGATGATACGGGCCACGACATTAAGTTTTTCGGAGCAACTTCTGGAAGCTACCTATTATGGGATGAGTCAGCAGATTCATTACTATTAACAGATTCTACACCACTCAAGATTGGAGACAGCCAAGATTTAACTTTATACCACGATGGTTCTAATTCTTATGTAACAAATGCAGTAGGAGCATTAAAGCTTGCTACTGAAACAAGCGGAATTGCAATAACAATAGGACATACTACATCTGAAACTACAATTGCAGATAATCTTACAGTCACAGGAAACGCTTCAATAGGTGGTAACTTTGATGTTACAGGAACTATTGATTTCAGTGATTCAGCAATTACAAATGCTGGAGATATGCAATTAGATTCTATTACAGGAGATGGAGATACAGATACTGCTATAACCTTTAGTGGTTCTAATGTTATTACAGTTAAGGCAGCAAACGCAGATCAAGTTACGTTTACGGATGGAGCTATTGTTCCTTCAACAGATAATGATATAGATCTAGGTACAAGCTCAACAGAATTCAAAGACGCATATTTCGATGGTACAGTAACTTCAGATGCCTTTGCGGGGCCATTAACAGGAGATGTTACAGGAAATGTTAGCGGAACTGCTGCAACTGTTACGACAGCAGCACAAACAAATATTACAAGCCTTGGAACTCTTACAGCTTTAACAGTTGATGATGTTGCTATAAACGGCAAAGTCATCACAATGACAGGATCTAGTAGTGATACGGCAGTATTTACAGCAGGAACAAATGGAACATTAAGTATTGTTACTACTGACGATGCAGCTGCCGCAGCTAATATTCAAATCACAGCAGACGGTACAGTAGATATTGATTCAGCAGGAGTCTTAACTCTAGATTCTGGAGCAGCTATTAATCTTGAGCCAGCTTCAGGATCAGCAATTTTACTGGATGGTACAATTAGTGTAGATGGATCATCAGTTTATGCTACTGATTTAATACTCGGAGAAGACTCTCAAACTGCTATCGACTTTGGAACAGCAAACGAGATTGACTTTAAAGCAGATAATGCAGCACGATTAACACTAACATCAAGTGCTTTATATCCTGTAACGGATAATGAAATAGATCTAGGAACAAGCTCATTAGAATTCAAAGACGCTTTCTTTGATGGTACTGTAACGGCAGACGCTTTTGCAGGACCATTGACAGGTAATGTTACAGGTAATGCAAGCGGAACAGCAGCCACGGTTACGACAGCTGCACAGTCAAACATTACTAGCTTAGGAACTTTAACAACACTTACAGTAGACAATATCATTATCAATGGGACTAATATTGGACATACATCTGATACTGATTCAATGGCGATTGCATCTGATGGCGTTGTTACGTTTAGTCAGATACCTGTTCTACCAGCAAACACGATTGACTCAGACCATTATGTAGACGGATCAATAGATACGGCACATCTGGCAGACAATCAAGTAACATTAGCTAAGATGGCTGGACTTGCCAGAGGTAAAATTATCTATGGTGATTCATCTGGAGATCCAGCAGCTTTAGCCGTAGGTTCTGCGAACTATGTATTGACTAGTGATGGTACTGATGTCAGTTGGGCAGCAGCCGCTACTGGAACTACTTTCCAATTAGAAGATGATGACGGAACTGAAGTCACTATCGCAGACTCTAAAGAAGTTAAGTTTATCGGCTCTGGTATAACTACAAACTGGACAGATACAGATAATGGTACAGATGGAGATCCGTATGACCTGACATTCACAGTAGATGCTGCTCAGACAGGAATAACTTCAATCTATGCTACCGATCTAATTATGGGAGAAGACTCTCAAACAGCCATAGATTTTGGTACTGCTAATGAGATTGATTTCAAAGTAGATAATGCTGCTAGATTGACCTTAACAACAGGAGCTTTATATCCTGTAACTGATAATCAGATAGATCTTGGTACAAGTTCATTAGAGTTTAAGGATGCTTTCTTTGATGGAACTGTAACAGCAGATGCTTTCGCAGGGCCACTAACAGGTAATGTTACAGGCAATGCCAGTGGTACAGCGGCAACAGTAACAACAGCCGCCCAATCAAATATAACAAGTCTTGGAACACTTACGACACTTACTGTTGATAACGTCATTATTAATGGCACTACTATAGGACATACTAGTGATACAGACTTAATGACTGTAGCAGATGGTGTTTTAACTGTAGCAGGAGAACTAGACGCAGCAACTCTAGATATATCAGGAAATGCAGATATTGATGGAACAACTAATTTAGATGCTGTAGATATTGACGGCAATGTACAAATAGATGGAACAGTTACAGTCGGAGTAGATGACACAGGTAAGGACGTAAAATTTTTCGGTGCAACTTCAGGAAAGTACTTGCTCTGGGACGAGAGTGATGATTCATTAAATGTTCCAGATAATACTAAGATCAAGATAGGCACAGGAAGTGATATGGCGCTGTATCACGACGGGACAGATAATTACATGGACCTTACCAATGATTTAAGAATCAGAGGCGGCGGTGCTGACATGATGTATTTCCAAAGTACTGGGAACATATATATGGGTGGTTTAACCTCTGAACCCGCTAATGGATTCCTTTGTGTAAAATCACACGCAGGAAAATATAGTATAGTCGTAGGCGGTGGAGGAACGGATTCTTTTACAGCAATGGCGTTTGCCGAAGATGGTGATGCCATTGTAGGGACTATCGCTATTTCATCAAGTTCTACTGCTTATAATACTTCATCAGATTACCGACTAAAAGAAAATGTTGTTGACTTAGAGAACGCAACTGATCGGCTTAAATTGCTAAAACCTTACCGATTTAATTTTATTGATACAGCCAGAACTATAGATGGGTTTTATGCACATGAGGTAAGTAGCATTGTACCTGAAGCGATTACTGGGGCGAAAGATGCTGTAGATGAAAATGATAATATAGTCCCTCAAGGAATAGATCAAGCCAAACTTGTACCTTTACTTATAGCTACAGTACAAGAACTAGAAGCTCGTATAGCAGTATTAGAAGGAGAATAAAATGAATACAATTATGACAATTATAAATAGCGTAACTTTAATTGTAACAATCGCAAGCATTATAGCAGCGATAACACCCACTCCGAAAGATGATATCTGGATTGGAAAACTATACAGGCTAGTAGACTTACTCGCCTTAAACATTGGCAGAGCTAAAGCATAATGGAATTCTCGACCCATATGATTTGGAATGTTTTTATTACACTTGTATTGGCTCCAATATTTTATAGTATAAGAGCAAATACAAATGAGATTAAAAGACTCGACATCCTTCTAAACAAAACAAGAGAAGAACTGGCAGGACAATATGTTACAAAGACAGAACTTGCAGATGACATTGATAGAATTTTGGAAAGCATTGGAAAGCTTGAAAAAAAAATTGACAGGCTTTTTGACAGGAGTGCATGATGGCTAGAAAAAGTAAGAGAGTAAGAGCTAAATCAAAACGATATGACTATCGTAGTGGTGGTCGTGTACGGCTTGCTCATGGGCCTAAACCGCAACGTAGTTGGTTTGGAGATAGTGATGAAGGCGGTGGTGGAGAATATAGAAGTGCTTTAGCTGATTGGGAAGCAGGACACGCTGGTAGTAATGGTGGCGGTGGTAATGGTGATAATGGTGGTACTGTCGATCCAACAGATCCTCAAAAAAAGTTTGAAAAAGAACGTGGTGAAAGAATTGCAAGAACAGGTCCAGCTGCTGAAGATATTGCAAGGGGAAAGATTCCAGAAGGGACTATTCCTGAAGGAAAAGTTGATAAAGTTTCTCAAACAGCTGAAGGTACTAAATCTGAAGCTGTTAAAATGAAAGAAATTCAAACTGGTCTTCCTACTGGAGTTAAAGATGTAACTCCAGAAAAAGTAAAGCAAATGGAAGATATAGAGCAAGCTAAACCAGCTGAAGAACTAAAGGCTGAAACATATGAAGCTGCTAAAACCAACGTAATACCAAAAGGATATAGTGATACGGCCCCACAGGGCTTTGCTTGGCCTACAGTAATGGGAGAGGGCGATCAACCCGGAATGAAATGGGTTTATAGTCCAGATGGACAAAGAATAGCTGTTCCACAAGAAGCTGTAAGTATTGCTGTTGATCCTGCAAAGGGAGAGCTTTCTGAAGAAGCAAAAGCTAAAGTTGTAGAAATCAGAGAATTATCAGGAGAAGCAGAAGCTACTAAAATTCAAAAAGCTGCTATAGACTCTGGAAAAGCTAAAACTGTAGATGCTGTTATATCTACAGGAGCATTTGTTCCTAAAGTTTCAGATTTATATTCAAAAGAACAGATTTCAGATACTCCTGATGCTGAAAAACAATCAAGAGCAGCACTTACTGGAAGCGCAGCTTCAAGAGAAGAAGCAGAAATTATTAATAATATTGGATGGGAAGCTGCTAAAAGAAGTGAAGTTACAGGCGTAGAACGATCAGGTGCTGCTGCTGTTATGATTGCTGAAACAGGAACGATTCCTCCTGATATTGCTGCTGCTATTGTAGAAGATCCTGCAACAGTAGAAGCACAAATTGCTAGTGAAGATACAACTGTACAAGCAGCTGTTGCTGCTCTACCTACTGAAGCTTTAATGTCTGCTCAAATGGAATCCTTAGTTGGAGGATTAGAATCAGGAGAAATACCAACTTGGGCTAAACCAGCAGTATCTAAAGTTACACAAATGATGGTTCAACGTGGATTAGATGTTTCTACTGTAGCAAGAGATGCTTTATTTAATTCTATTATTCAAAGTGCATTTCCTATAGCACAAAACAATGCGCAAGCTTTACAAGCACGAGCAGCACAAAATTTATCAAATGAACAACAAGCTAATTTAGCAGAGGCTCAACAAGAACAACAATTACGAATGCAAAATTTGGCAAATCGTCAAACTGCTGAAAGCCAAACTGCTCAAATGTCACAGCAAATGCGTGTAATGCAAAGTCAATTCAGACAAGAAGCTGGATTAACGACAGCAGCACAGCAACAGCAAACTAGAGTTCAGAATTTACAAAATAGACAACAAGCTGCTGTATTAAATGCTCAGAATCAACAAGCTATGAATGCTCAGAATTTAGGCAATGATCAACAAATGGAGCTTGCTAATTTAGAGATAAGGAACCAGACAGAACGAGAAAACATGACTGCTGAGAATCAGGAAAGATTAACAGAATATCAAACAGCGGCTCAGTTTATGTCTCAGAATGCCGCTTTTACTCAAGATATGAGAAAAGCTAATTTATCGACAGATCAACAAATGAGATTAGCAAATCTTACAGCACAAAATCAGGCAAGTTCTGAAAATTTAAACGCAGCCCAACAAACTGAATTGGCAAATCTTAATAAACGTATGCAGATTAACATACGTAATGCAGAGTTAGCTCAACAAATGGGTGTTGCTCAATTAAACGTAGATCAACAGAGAGCTATGCAGAACGCATCTATGGTTGCCAATATGGATATGGCTAAATTTACAAATGAACAACAAGTTGAATTAGCAAATAGTAAATGGATGCAGACATCTACACTTACAAATTTTAATGCTGAACAACAAGCTATTATGCAAAATGCTACGGCTTTAGCTCAATTAGATTTAGCAACACTTGATCAAAGAACCAAGATAGCAGCACAAAATGCCCAATCATTTTTAGCAATGGATATGGCAAATCTTAGTAATGAGCAACAAGCAAATATGTTATCGGCTCAACAAGAGCAACAAAGATTATTAAGTAATCAATCGGCTGAAAATGCTTCCAGACAATTTAATGCTACAAGTGAAAATCAAACTAATCAGTTTATGGCTAGTCTTGGAACGCAGATAGATCAATTTAATGTACAACAATTAAATGCTTCAGAACAATTTAATGTTCAACAATTAAATGCTGCTGAAGCTAGAAGGATGGGTTTAGATTTTGAATTAAATAAAGCCAATGCTACTATACTTAATAGGGCAAGAGAATTTAATTCACAAATGGATTTTAATAGAGAAAATTGGAATGCACAGAATGAGCA